GATCTGTCATCAGATCCGTTTTTCAAATCGTCCAGTTCCTTTTGGACTTTTGGAAGTTCTTCCGCATCAGCTTTATACTTCTTTAAATCTTCTTTCAAAGCTGAAGTAACACTAGTATGCTCTTCAATAATAGCGCTCACCTGTTCTTCGGTGAGTCCCATTCCTTTAAGCATTGCTCTTGTAAGTGCCATAATAATCTCTCCTTTTCTTCGGGGCATTTCTTCGCCTTTGAGCTTTACAAAATGATTATATCACAAAAAGTGTAGCATGTACATACTGCACAAGAAAGACAATGGAAATTTGTATACTACTATAGGTGTACAAACCAAAGGAAATGCTTTATAAATGGTTTAAAGATCTTGATAAAGCATTAAATTATTGGAATGAAATAACAAAAAATGCCGATGTAATAGAAGAATGGCTGGAAGAATATGATACTATAGAATTAGTAAACATGAAAACAAAAGAGCTCATTAAAGAAATTAAATAAAAAATAAAGCTCTAAGAGAAATCTTAGAGCTTTATTTTTTATGCATCTTCAAGTTCTGTTTTTATAATATCTTTATATTCATCTAAATGTTCTTCGACGGCTGGTCTTAAATATGGTCTTGCGCGAACATATCCGTGACCTATACCTTTTGGCGGAGGAACGTCAAATTGTTCCCAATCAGGCGGAGGTTTGAAATTAGGACCTGTGCCTAATTCTATATATGGAGCATATTCTACATTAGATCCGATAGAAACCATATTTTCGTCAATTTGATGCGTAATAGAATTTCTTAATGTTCCGCCACGATATCCTTTAATACCCGTCGTTTCTTCAGTACCTACAGGACAAATACCTTTTGCATATGTTTCACCCTTTAAACCTATAATTTTTAAAGCTCTCGTTTTTGCTAATTCCAATGCAGATAAAGCTTCATTTTTATGATTTCCTGTAATAATTATATCAGGCATTAAAAATCAACCCCTTGCATTGCTCCATATTCATTTGGTTTTAGATCAGCAGCTCTTTTGTTTTCTCTTAAGCATTTTTTAATGTCATATTCTACTTTACTCCAGTCACTAGATGCTTGATACAATGGAAATCCTTCCCCAAACATGTCCCAATATTTGTCTAATAAGTGTCTGATTTTTTCTGGCATAATTTTGTCTCCTTTCTCAAATACATTATATCATGTATATTTGCATTTGTATATTATAAAACAATCTTTTTCGCCATTTCATCGATAATATCATCAAACGCGCTGACTGCATTCGGAAAATATTTTTTCATATATTTCATTTGATTAGGATCACCATATCCCCCAGAAATATTAGCAAATAATTCAGATGCAGCATCTACCATCGGGTCTGATTTTCTCGTATAGTAATTATAGGAATGTGACCCGTTATATCTGACATTTAACAAATTTTCAGGGATTTTTCCTTTTCTAAGTCCTTTATCATTCAAAGGTTTAAGGGCAGAAAAGAAATCTTGAACACCTTTTGAAGCATCGCTCCACATATCTTTATGATAATCTAATTTGTCTATGTTCTTGCTAATATAGTCCAAATCTTTTTCTATTGCAGAAAGAAAATTAGGAAGTTGTGACGTCCTATCTTTATCTTTAAACTGCCATGCTCTTTTTTTCGGATTACGAGCATACATATAAGCATAATCCATCGCGTGACCATTCTCATGGAATAAAGTTCCTAATGATTTATCCCTTTTCAATGTTTTATCAAAATTTATAGATATACCTTTTTCACCATCTCTATAAAATGCTTTATCATTTTCATTAAAAAATTTTACATTTTTTAGAGTGTTTGTAAAGCATTTCCTGTAATTTTCAGGGGTTTTCATTATTGCTTCAATTGTTTTATCTCTAGCATCTTTTGCATTTGACGCGTTTTCTTTGAATTTATTTTCATCAATACTTTTTTCTACCCAATCTTTATCTGGAATTTTCTCTTTCTTTTGTGGTTTAGAAGCAGGTTTTGGAGTAGTTTTTGACGCTGCTTTAGTGGCCGTTTTAACTGCAGTTTTTGGCACAGCCTTTTCACCATAATGTTGCTTTATGATTTCATCTAATTTAGAATTTTTAATTTCACCATTAACATATTTCTCCCATACTTCAGAAGGTTTTCCCAGTCCTTGAAGTTCTTTATAAAATTGATTAGCTAATTTAGAATTTTTACCTTTTAGTTCATTATAAAAATTCGACATTTTTTTATTTCCTACTAATCCCTTAATATCTATACCAGCGGGACCTGTAGGTTTAATTAAACCGGCTTTATCAGCATAATCACCCAAAAATTTTTCAATCCTAGTTCTTTGTTCGTCTGTTAATTTACCGTCTAAATATTTTTGCCATACATCTGAAGGTTTGCCCATTGATCCAAGCTCTTTGTAAAATTGATTTGCAATTTTACTGTCTACACCTTTCATTTCATTATAAACATTTGACATTTTCTTTCCGCCAAATATTTCTTTAAATGTAGAGCCACCGGTTGAAGCCGGAGGTTTAGGCAAATTAGGAATATTCATTCCTTTTTTCTCAGCATATGACTGAAGTATTCCGTTTAATCTTGATGTATCGACATTATCTGGTAAAGTTCCGTTTATATATTGATTCCAAACCTCAGAAGGTTTGCCCATAGACTTTAATTCATTGTAAAAAGCAGTAGCAGTTTTGGTGTCTATTTCTCTCATTTCATTATAGAGATTTGACATCTTTTTGTTAGAAAATAAAGACACAAGTCCGGTTGCTTCACTTTCATCCAACATCCTTATTGCTTCTTCAGCTTGAGCGGCAAGTCTTTTATTTTCTGCTTCCCACTCAGAATAAGTCATATGTTTAACACGTTCACCTTTAATATTATCGTACCTGTCATATTCAGACGGATATTTTTTAACATTACTGACTAAAGTACATCTGCAATTATAAACCATTTCTGGCGCAGCTGTCGGATCTCCGGGATACATAATTTTATATCCGCTTATTTCAAACGGTTTATCTGTGGGCCTAGATTGACCGTCTAATAGCCTATGATTTGTTCTAGTATGCAGATCAAGCGTACACATCCATACTTTTTCTACATCAATTCCGAGATCTTTTGCCGCATCAATACTATAAACACGACCTGCGTTTTGAGAACCGGTCATTGCTGTTCTAGCGAAAGTAAGCATTTTATTTTTATTTTTTGTGCCCAATCCGTTCGCTAATCTATCAGCAATCTGATCTAATCTTTCGCCTTGAATTATTCCTTGAGTTATTGCTCTATTTACATTTTTTTGATTCCAAATATAATCTTTAGGCTCATTTATTTTCCATTCTGGTAATAATTGCGGATCATTTTTTATAAGGTTTACAACAGTTGCAGAGTCATAAATTCCAAATCCGAAATTAATTCCTGTATCATGTTCCATAGCATATGACATAAAATTAGCATTACCGGTAAAAACATCTACCATTCGCCCGTTTAAAATATCAGTAGCCATTTGATTCGCATTAGAAATAGTATCTCCGATTTGTTCTCTTTTTGATTTCCATTGTTCTCCTTGAAAGACTTGCCCTCTTTTCCAGGCGTCAAATTGCTCTTGAGTGATTTTTCCTTCAGATAATTCTTTTAAATGTATTTGCTCTTTAGTTTTATATTTCTCTGTAAAATCTTTTAGTTTTTTAGAAATATCTACAGACGCTTCTTTATAAATTTCTATAATTTCTTCTTCTAATTTTTTTAATTCTTCATCTGTAAATTTTGCACCGGCATCAATCATCACTTTTTACCTTACATGAAAACATTTCATGACAAATACCGCCTTGATATTTACACATAGGAACTAAAAGCCCTTCTAATTCAGGCGTTGCGTCTAAAGCAGACAAACACATTAATTTAACCACTTGACGAGTTTTATTTGATGCTTTATTACAAAGACGTTTATTTGCTATGACCATCAATTCTTCCGCATTCATGTCAATGATCATATTTACAGGAGTGTCACGTCTGGCAGCATCTCCGTCCATTATATTTTGTCTGTCATTCCTTAAACTGCTGACATACGGCTGAGCATGAATATGGCGACATAAATGAACAGAAACATTGGACGGAATATCTTCCATTAAAAAACTGTATTGTAAATATCTAATCGGACTATGTCTTGCTTCTAAAATTTTATGTTTCCATTCAGAAGAAGGCCGAGAAACATTTCCCAGCCCTTTTCCGTATATAGTAATTAATGCTCTACGTTTACATTCTATCCAATCTTCATCACTCGGACTCTTGATCAACTTCACTTGAATCATTTTTATTATCTCCTCCATTTTCAAATCTGTCAAAATCGGCTTGATCTTTTCTAGCAAGAATATTGGTAATTTCATCTACTGAAATAAAAGGCAATTTTGAAAGAATAGTTTCATCATCAAGATAATCAGCACAAGACAAAATCATATCCGTTTGTTCTTTTTGATTACTGATACGATTTCGTTTAAATACAGGAGAATCTTCTATTCCTATTAAAGATAAAAGTTGCTGAATAAATTTAATGACTTGATACTCAAAATCATCAGCTTCTTCATCCATAGGCTGATATGCTGCATCGATATGATCATTTGTGGCTCCTGCTGCTACAGTATGGACGTCTAATCCCCCAAAGTCTTCATAAATTCCGGCTCTGATCATATCCAAATATGCTTTTCTGGCATTATGCGGAACTTCTTGCGTGTATGGCGTTACTTCAGAGTTATCAGTATCTACTACCGCTATATGATTTAATTTTAATCTGTCCCTAAATCTTTCAACCTCAGCATCAGACATACCCCCACAATTTCCCAAAATCCAATAAATTTGGGCACAATCTGAAAGATCATTGGCAAAACCAGAGCGGATAAGATCATACGAATCGATAGAACTTTTCATTCCTACTAAGGTAGATTGTTTTAATTTACTTCCCCATAACGGAATAATCGGCAATGAACTATAATTGTCTTCTCCTACTACAGTCTCTCCGTCTGCTTCTGTTTTATTTACTATAATTTTATAAGCTCGTTTTGGTTGAAATTCTACAAATTTAAACCCTATTCCTTCAGCTTTATATTTCGTATAGCCGTCTTCTTCATATAAAACAGCAATAGTAGGCTTATTTTTATCTAATCTCCAAAATCTTATTCCGGCTCTGAGCACTCCGGTATTTTCATCCCAAAAAGGAACAAATTCAGTAATAGGAAATATATGTAATTTATTCATATCCCAAAATCCGAATGATACTCCGTGAATAAGTCCGTTATATGCTAAATCCTTTAGATCTGTATCAAAACTTTTTCCTAATAATTCTTTCGTAGTATCTACAGATTTTACTATTCCTTTATCATCTATAATTTCTTCTTTATTTTCAGTAAAAGAAACTCCGTTGCCCAATAAATATGTACAACGTTGCGTATTAAGCCTATGAAAAAAATTGCTTGCAATTTTATTATTGCTCGCAGTAAAATCTTCTACAGCTTCCCCAGTTAACGTAAATATTAATCTGACATAGTCATAAATTAATTCATTTTTTTGATGATCATAATTATCAGCAGATTTTGCGATTTTATAATTATCACTATTCAAATGAGATGTTATAGCTATGCCGATAAATTTTTCAATATCAGTTTCCTTTTCAAAATCTTGAAATGTTATCATCGTCGCCCTCCAAAAACTGATTTATATTCCTCATGAACAACAGCAATTCTTTTTGTTTTTACAAAATATCGAGTAGCATCCATTAAATGGTCTTTTTCTTTTAACGGTTCTTCACTTTTTGCTTTCGGATTCCAAATATAGCCTGCTGCTTCATCTCGCCAATTTTTCATTGTCGGAGATATTTTTATTTTGCCTGTTTTTAAAGCAACCGCAGTCTCACGAAGTCCGTCTTCTACACTATTATTTGCTTTTTTTACTTTATATTTTCCTTTACGTTTTCTCAGTAAAGTTATAAATGATGCTGCAGACGGGTCAATAATTGTTTCAAGATTAGTAAGTGTTCCTACAAAATCATCAAGATCTTCAGCATAATCTAAATCTGTTTTTTGTTCTCCTAAATCACGCCCGGAATAATAGTATTCTTTTAAAGCGTACCATGTTTCCCCAAATTTTCCCCAAAGAATGGCAGCAAAAGCATTCATAGTTCCATAGTCTATAGAAAGACAATATTCTTCTGGTGTATTTCCTACTGCTTTAGCAAAACAATCTTCATACATTGGAAAAATTAAGCCTTCAGCAAGAGCCCAATTTCCCAAAATATATCGGTCATAATACACAGTACCTTCATACTCTGTACATAGATTGTTTATAAAATCTTGCGGTAAATACGGATTATCAAAAATTGTATAATGCTGATTATAAATATCTGCATTAGAATCAATAAATTTTTTTAACCAATGATTCGGTCCTTGGGGATTAAGAGCTCCGTCAAAACATGAGTATTCTTTATCCAAACGAGATTTTAATAATTCAAAAACCTCACTATTCCAATCAGCAACTTCATCGCCATAGCAATATTTGATTGATGCTCCTCTTAATTTACTTACTTGAGATACTTTTTCAGCACCTAAACAGTGTACTCGTTCTCCAAATAAATAACAAGTATTATCTGTAGAAATCGTTCTGACCAGGTCTTGTCCCCACATTGAACGCATGGGCTCTAAAATGTTTCTTTCTATTGTTCCTTTACTTACTCCTAAAATGACAGAGAGCCCTGGTTTATCTATTCTGTTTCTTATTCTTTTCGGAATCCAAAAATAGTCGGCGTACGTTTTTCCTGATCTCGTAGCTCCGACTTTCAAATTCCATCTATGATTTGCATTATTAAAAAATTCTTGTTGTTTTTCACTAAATGGCATAATTATATCCTTTTTATAAATAACTACCCCTATCGGATTCGAACCGATGTATACAGCAGTCAAAGTGCTGTGCCTTACCTCTTGGCGAAGGGGCAGTATTTTAAGTACAGATCCAAACACCCACAATCTGTCGGGATAAGTAAGTAGATTTCTGCCATAATTTACTACCAGATTATCCGTTTTTCAGTCTATCTTTTTCCACCTAAAGGCATTTTAGGTAATAGGCCGTATGCTCCAAAAGTACCGGCGGCGATCTTGGCCTTCGATCGCACTTTAATGCTCATTAACAAACCGGTTTTCGACGATACGCACCATCGTCTTACTTTGACTATTATATAGATAAACATTCGCACATTACATGGGATTTGGCAAACAAAAATCATAAAAAGTCATCCAGCGTGTAGGCAACCATATGCGTTTGCTTATCTTACAATATAATGCAGTCTCTCCTGCTGTCACGGTCGCGTATTAAACATTCCGTTTCTGTTTGCACCGATACGCTCAGCCCTTTATTTTCCCGCAAATTTTAGGTATCCTGAGGCCTGCAGTCCTCCGCGGTGGATATACTGCGGATCGACGGGAATCGAACCCATATCTTAAACATTGCTCTGGCCGATTAAGCTACGATCCGCGCCATCGTCTTTCCGATGTGTCATCATACAAGGGAAGTTATCAAGGCCTTCGGCTGACCTGGCCGAAGGAGTCGGAACGGCTGGACTTGAACCAGCGACACACGGCTTATAAGGCCGTCGCTCTAACCTACTGAGCTACGTTCCGAGAGCGTGTCATGAAAAGCAACATGACACGCGTCTGCCTCGATGCGGTAAACATCTTTAATCAGGACACCAGTCCTAAGGCATGAAAGGAGGTAATTCACAGAAAAAAGGTGAATTACTATTGCTGGTAAGGATTTGCACCTTACATGACATCCTCATCTGAACTGTCTTTCCATGCGTTTACCTATTCCGCCACAGCAATTTATATTTATTAAAAAAGTTATTATTCAACTCCTTTAATTTGACTAAGCACTTCGTCTAATTTTTCAAGTGCTACAGTGTTGTCGACTTCTCGCCTATCTCGCCATTCTGTCGGTTTTCTATTTTTCAACCAAAATATTTGCGCCATAGTGTCGGGAATGACTGTTTTCGTCGTGATTGTTCGTTTAGTTAATACGCCGCCTTCATATTCTTCTTTCACTTCGTCATAAGAATATCCCATAGCTCGTTTATAAAGCATGTTTTCAACTTGCATATCAACGACTTCTTTAGTCTGAATTAAGGCTGCCACTATTTGTTGACCATATTCAGAATCTTTTTTTGCTTTTCTAAACGTACTGTAACTGATTCCTAGATTTTTTGCGATCTGCTCTTCTGTTAATCCGTTTCTCGTCCATGCTGCAATTCTTATCAAATTATCTTCAGTCGCAATTGCTTGTGCACTTTTAGCTGCCATCTTATCACCTCACAATAAAATTATAACATGTAACACTAAAATTGTACACTGCGACTATTGTAGTATAAGGACGCTTAAAAGTCAAGAAGTCAAGTTCAAGATCAATTTATATTCTATATTATTTTATATTATATATTTTTTATTTTTTTATATTATAAATTATTATAAAAAATAAAAAATAAAAAAATAAGTTGACTTACTTGACTTAAAGTATAAGAAAGTATGACGGTTGACATATTTTTCATGAGTCAAGATAATATTTTTAATCTTGACTTATCTTGACTTCTACTAAAGTAGTACAACTCAAAAAACATGTCAACCGTCATACTTTCGAAATTCGTCAGAAAGTCAAGATTAAAAATCATAAATTATCAATACAATTAAATTTTTTACAAAAATACTATTAAAGTAGTATAAAAATAAGTCAAGATAAGTCAAGATGAAAATTCTATTTTTTATCTAAATTTTTCTCAAACTGATCTCTGTCCTTTTTTGCTATTATCATTGCCGATGCAAATAATCCTGAAAATAAACCTAATGCATAAACGGTAACAATAATAAAAAATCCTACCAATATATCTATCATTTATTTCTCCACAAATCCCAAAGAGATTTTAAAAATATTGTAAGAATTACTATAGCTATAACTAATTCTGCAATCGCTATCAACAAATTAATAACCTCCCAAATATTATTTTTGTTTACACTCATCCTTTCCGTAACAATCCATATATTTGCATTCTGTTCCGTCAATAGGCGCCGCAATCGGATGATGCTCGCAAGTACTGTCCATACAAGGATGTGAGCATATTACTTGCTGATCAACCACGCCGCTATTGTCAATAAAACTGTCAGTAGTCCCAACAGAGTCATAATTCCTTGTATTTCTGTCCACATTAATCGTCCTCTCTTTTCACCATCAAACCTTTCATAAAGTTTTTAATCTTTCCCAGACATTCTCCGCAAACTTCCGTTTTAACAACTGTATGTTCGTCCATGTGGATGTCTATGGTATAGTATCCTTCGCCAAATGGAATGTTAGCAAATCCATTCATTGTCACAATTTCTTTTCCGCATAAGTCACAGATACATAATAATTTAACCACTTAATCTTCTTCCTCTCTTTTCGGTTCCCAGCGTTCGCCGCCTTTGCATTTACTGCAAGGCGGCTGGCTGTCGGTATGATCACTATATTTGCACGTATCACAATCGCAGGAATCCATTATTTACTCTCCTCACCCATTATTTTACTGAAAATCTCACAGAGTTTACTCATAAACTCTTCGTGTATCTCTTTTTCAGTTTTCTTACTATCTTCCAAAGCCCTAAGAATATCATCTTCTGTCAAAAAATTATCTTCCTGTAAAGCACGCATTAATCCTGCTAATTCTGCTTTAGCTAAAGATCTTGAAGCATTAATATGAACAATACCATTTTCTACACTAATCATTTTTTACCTCCAATATTTTTAAAAGTGCATAAACTTTAGTTACCTTATTTTTATCATCCTACAACAATGCAGTCAACCGCATCCATGTTATAAACCGCAAAAAACACCAACCCAGAAATGAAATTTGTTTTTAATCATCTTCTCACCCTTCACCTTCCTTCAGCATTTTTGCACCGCAGAACGGACAATAGCCCAAATGTCCCGCTTTCTGATACTTTCCGCACTCAGAACATTCACCATATTTATTGCAGTATGAATCTATGTGCTCTATCCAATGTCCTGTCTTGCGTTCGGGCTGTGCAGATGGCAACTCGCTCATTCGCGATCTTGCCCATGCATATGGATTTTCTTCACCGTTCTCAACCATAACTTGATAAGCGTCCAATATATCAATCGCCGCCGCTCTTGAAATCAGATCATCTTTTTGCATATCACAAACCCATGCCTTTCCATTAACTCTAAAGCCTCGCCATGCCATGCCATAAAACTATAAAGCGTATTATCTGACATCGTTTTTGTGAAATCTTCTGCTTTTACTGGCTCATATTCTGACTGTGCGGATGGCAAATTCCTAATCGCCTCAATACTCCGCACGTTGTATTCATCAACGTGGTAGAGCGCATCAATCGCCGCCTTTCTGCTTATTAAGTCCTGTCTTTCTTCCATATTTCCACCATCGCTTTTATGCTGGCTTTTGCAAGCTGCGCAAAATCATTGTCGCAGTTATCGAGCCATTCAAGATGTTTATCGATCCATTCAAGAGGAATCCCATCTGGCTGTGCGGATGGAAGATTCTTAATAGCATCCATAGCCGCTTTCTCTGCCCATTTCCATTCAAGTGCATTAATTGCTTTTTGCCTTGAAATCAAATCACCCGTCAAGCCGTGACAATCCGTCACGGGTTCGGGCTGTGCATCCTCTTTTCCTTGTTCGTATGCTTTTTCGATCAGATCTTCGTAAAAGTCAAACATATCTGAATAAGTCGACCACTCTATTTTTCCGCAGGAATCTAATCCGTGCAGATAATCGGCTGATTCAGCTTTGATTTTTTCGATTTTTGGTGCTGTATCAGCTATTCCCCATCCGCTCATCATTTCTCCTTTCCGTACCCACAAAAGAAGTCTTTCTGTGTATCAAATGTTCAGTATCTGCTCAGACATTCACACAAGTGATTGTTTTTCCAGTGTTTGCAAAACTCACAATGGATAATTTTGGACTGTGCTGATTGATTTATTGCTTCACTTACAGGAAAGAAATCTATTAAGGCTATATCCTTTTCACCTTCATACCAATCATTATTCCATATGAAATAATTTTTTTTCATCCATATCAACCATAAATAATTGATTTGTCGTAATATCATCAATTTTAATTACTGCAATTATATCTTCAATGGCAGTTATATGATCCCGTATATATTTTCCAATCACGCTATATGGATCTTGTCCATAAGGTACTTTAAGCATCATTTCTCCTTTCTATTTATCAGACCATAGTCTGTGCTCTTCTATTAAATTTACTGCACATTCAGCTCATGTATGAATAGAAGCAGACTCGGCTTTGCATCTGCTGTATAGCTTGTAAGACTGCCACCATCATCGCTCAACCGCATATGTGGGTGTTCTTTACGGAGTGCTTTTTCTGCTGATTTCTTTGAGGAAAATGCTCCGTAAATCCGTTCTGCACCGAATGGCACGGCCTTAGTTACTATATAGACTTTTTTATTTTTATCCATTATTCTCACCTTTCTAGAATCTCTTTTATATCAATTGATGTTATTCGTAGATATTTTTTAATCTATAATTAATTCTTCTATATTCATCATAAACAGGTTTCCAAATTGATTCACACTGTTTTCTTTCTTTCGGAAAAAATTTTTCAAGCATATCTAATTCTTTTTGTAAGTTAATAGCAAAGGGACAACCCTTACACCCAGTTCTTGGTAAATTATATGGTTCTTTATAAATATCACAAATATTTATATTATATTCAGATATAAACCATTCTTCCCAATCTTTTGTCACAGGATTTAATGGTTTAAATTGTTTTAATTTATTACCTTGAAATTGCAAACATCCACTTCTTCCACGTCTTCCTCCTTCATCTCTCATAGTACCAATTATAGCGATATTTTTATTATTATCTTTTGCCCAATTTATAAGAGGTTCTTCTTTTAATCTTATACAACATTTATCAGAAATTTTTAATTTATTTTCATCTGTAAATTGATACAATAATTTTTTAGGACACTGCATACTATGCCAATACTCAGGTCTTTTTCCTAAATAACCATTTACCATATTTTTTTCAAAACCAAAATTTTGATATAAATCAACCACATGAGAATGTAATTTGCTTTTAAATGGATAACCTTCTTCCTCCAACATTTTTTTTATTTGTACACCAGGTTTTACAATTATAATCCTATCATCTTGCTTTTGCAAATTAATTACAAAATCACGAATCATGTTTAATTCAATACCAGTATTGGCATAAATCCTCGGAATCTCATTATTCGAAAAAGTCATATCTATTAAAGCAGATAACACAACACTATCTTTTCCGCCAGAAAAACTAATATAAAAATTTTCTTCTCCATATTTTTTTATTGTATCAAATATTACTGATATTCTATTTTGTAACATCCATAAATTTTCTTGTCTTTCATCTTCCATAGCATAAGCCTCCTTTTATTTGATAAGAATATTATACTACAGAAGTTGTAGTATGTACATATCAATTAATATTGTTCGTAGATATTCTTTTTTTCTTTTCATAGTGATCAAGCGCTATTCTTTTACAATTAAGACACGGAATGGGACAAATCTCAGGAAGATCATAAGTACATCCCTCACAGCCAGTATTACTTTCAAGAAAATGAATTGCTGCCTTTATTGCATCGGATAATTTACCTTGCTCCGGACAGCCGGATTTTAATACTTCTATTATTTCTTTTACTGTCATTTTATTTCTCCCATCGATCACGATTAACCTCATAAAATATACCGAGATATATTGTACCTAATATTGTAATGAATGAAAAAATTATATAATGATCAGAATCTAAAGAACATGCTGACAAAAATGTTAAAGCAGCTATTATTCCGGTAATGATCATAATTCTTATATCATGCCACGATCTTTTCATTTCTACCCCTCATTAATATTATTTTATAATCTCCGGAGCAAGTGCTCCGGAGTGAATATTCATTTTTATTTCTCTACCTTTTCAAAACACCAGCAATCAGGATCTTCCCGGCTTTCAATAAAAGCAACTGCTTTTTTCATGCTTTTAAATTCTGTAACATATTCTGGAAATGCCCACCCATGAAATACTTTGTAAACAAATTGCTTTCTCATTAGATAAATCTCCTTTCAAAATAGTATATATTTACTTTACATTATTTATTATACAACGTACTACTATAATTGTACATAAAAACATTTAAAAAAACTATATAAAAGGAGATCATTTATTTTGTGCAACTTTAATAGTATAATAATAAAACAATCAGATTCATAATTCTAAATGTGTCATTGTTTAATAATATAATTTATTGAATATCATCAAATATCATCAAATATCATCCAGAATTATGAATCTGATCATATCGATCAACGCCCGGTTGATCCGAATCCGGCATCTTTTCGTTCTTCACCTAAATCTAACACAAAATCGGCATATATTACCGGACGGACAACAAATTGCCCGATTTTGTCACCGGCTTTTATGTAAAAATCTTTGCCCGTTGTATTATAAAGGATAGCATGAATTTCTCCTTTATATCCGGCATCAACAGGAGCATTGGACGCGAAAATTCCTTTAGAGCTTAATCCAGATTTGCAATGAACGACAATATCATAACCGTCTGGAAGTTCTACGCCTACTCCGGTCGGAACCTTTACTACTTTACCTGCAGGAATTATAACATCTTTGGCAGCGAAACAATCTGCTCCTGAATCATTATAGTGGGCTCTTTCTGGGGACCAAAATCCGGGAAAACGAATAAGTTTAATTTGCATTTATTATCTCCTTATAATCAAAATTATCTTCTGCGAATTTTAATGTAAGTTCTCTTACTTTTAATGCATTACAATGTTTAGTTGCAACATCAATAAGACTTGCGACAAAATCTAAATTTTTCCAAAACTTATGCCTATCAAATGTTATTAATTTTTCCTCATTTGTTTCTATGACATTTTGCAGGTTTTCTCTGTTTTTATCATACACATGAAGACTTACTGCAAAATGAGTATAGGTACCATAGTCTACATTAAGTCTATCAGCAATATATTTTTGTAATTCTGTAAAAAACACAATATCATAAGGAAGTCCGTACCATATGTCGTTACTTCTCATCATTCCTGTGCAAAATAATCTATGATCTCTTATATAAAATTGGAGTGCGATGGTGCATGGTTCATCTCGTGTTTCTATTACATGTTCATTTGGAGTATTTAAGTTAATAACTGCTCTTCTGGATTCAGGATCTAAAATAAGAAGTTCAATTACTTTTTCAACCTGATCAAAATTAAATGCTTTTTTAATGAGATAACCATATGCACTATTATTAGTTATTCCGTCGTCCGACAATTTTTCCCACAATGAACCAAACTTAGAAATAAACGACGTTTCATTTCTTCCTGTAAAATACCACATCAATTCACCAAACAGATATGATGGGGATATATCTCTAATACTTATAATATTTTCAGTAATGTCTGGAAGTGTAAACTTGATATTTCTGAGTTCTAGTGTATTTTTTACTTTTTTTCCGTGATCTAAAAGATCAACGCACAATTTTTTATATGTTTCGTCTATTTTTCTCATATTTTCTCCATATATACTACTGGTATATTACGAATGGCAGCATAATTAATTTCTTGCTGAGTAGACCAACCTATATAACCGCCTTTATTTATTACAAAAATTTCATCTGCCATATTTATCTTTTGTTTATGCATATCATCTAACATTACTTTTTCACTTTGAGACAATTCTATACCGTCAGCATGTCCAAAAACTCCTACGCTGATGACGATATTCCCAGCCATTGTAAGTCTTTGTTGTTCTTTTATGAAATCATCTTTAAATTTAGTGCTTCCACATAGAGTAATAACTTTATATTTTCCTTGCATAAAATCACTCCTCTTTAACTTTAAGAACCCAAAGACAGTTACGAGCATGTTCAGCAGGAATCATCGGTGCCATCATATTTGACAATAAATTAGTGTCATAATATTTTTTAAGTTCATTAAAAGCTTCTTTTTTCCATCCTGTTAAATCTTCTTTATAATCTTTAATAGATGCAAATGTTCCGTATTTATGTTCTATTGTAAAAAACTCCGAAAGTTTATCCTGAAGCTCAAAATGATCCCACTCACCTACCTCTTTGTCTGGGCCCAATAAATGATTATTTGCAGCTCCCACGTGCGGATCATAATTTGGAGTACTTAAATAAACTACAGTATCAGGGTTACAATGATATGCCATATTGTCAAGAAATGCGTCTGCATTTTGATGGCCTATATGTTCTATCACTTCAAAGCATGTAATAATATCAAATGTTTCTCCCAAATCTAATTCAGGTTCACAAAGATCTTCCTGACGAAATTCAGCAAAATCAAGTTTTGCAAATTTTTCGGTGTTTTCTTGAATTGTTTTTGCTCTAATATCAAGTCCTAAATATCTCTTCGGTCTATATTTATTGCGGTAAAAAACTTCCAACATTTCGCCAGTACCGCATCCATAGTCCAAAATGGTCTGACCTATCCTTGCATTTTTTAAAACATGACTCCATCTGAGATAATGAGCAAACTGATCTCTGTGATAAATATGCCTTTCAAATTCCTGTTGCGGCGTAAGTTGAGTCTTATTGTAAATTTGTTTTGTCATCATTTGTCCTCCTTGACTAAATTAAATATATCATTAACCGTCATGACAGACGTGTTAATTATAGGAATATTAAAAGCGTCAGCATATACTAAAAATTTATTATTGATATATTCTATATTATTAAAAATTCTCGGATCTTCTCCGCCTCTTTTAATAAGTCTTGTTCTAATTACTATAGGATCTTCAGTAAGAACAAATATTTTGACTCCTAATTCTTTAGCATTCCACAATACTATTCTCGCATCTTCTGTATAAATTTGCTGCTTTCTATCAAATATTTCCGGATAAATTAATTCTCCGATTGTATGACGATCCCAAACCACATTATTTTTTCTTATTGATTGTTTATAAAAATCATAATCAGCAGGATCATGCTGCGTACAATGGCAAATGTCTAAATCAAATTCATTTGCTAAAATTTTGGCAAGAGTAGTTTTTCCGGTACCATCCGCTCCTTCGAGAATTATTCTCATGTTTCATCCTCCTTTACAAAAATTCTATATTTCTTTCCTTTTATAGTTTTATTAACCACTTTCATAAATAATTGCCGGTTTACTTGCTTAGAAAATTCTATATTGCTCATAGCTGTAAAATTATTTGCAATACAAAACTCTGTATATTTTCTGTAAACTACGTTTGTCGGTTCATTTTCAATTTTCACATCTTCCTGGAAGAATAACAGGATAGGGTTGTTTTGTTCTTCATACTTTTTAAGTTCTTTTTGGACTTTTTCAGATTCTGTAAAATGTTGATTTTTCAATACATTTTTCAGTCCGTCTAATCCTACTTGAATTAAATATTCCATACATTCTGGTTTACGCAGTTTATATTTAATATAAGGATCAAAATCAGGATCAGTAGGTAAAAATTTAGCATTAAAGGGAACTATAATTAATCTGCTAAGCACTGCTCCAGATTTATCTTTTATTCTAGGAATTTCATTTGCAGAAAAAAGCATTTTTGCATAACTGTTAAAATCAAAAGGATCTTGTCCTTTTCTTTCTGCATTTAGTCTTTCACCGGATACTAATTTTTTAAATACTGCAGCACTTGAAATAAAACTGTCGTCAATATCATCTCCTATATTCGCCAATTTTCCGAATAATTCTGCTTTTTTAAATTTATCGCCAAGTTCGTTTAAATCAAGTGCTACTGTATTTTCATCTCCCAATAATGTTTTGATCATGTCTAAATATGTAGATTTACCGTTAACTTTATCGCCTATGAGAATAAACGCTTTTCTTAATTCATTTCGCCTATAAAATGTATATCCGATCACTTCCTCCAATAAGTCTCTGATCTTATCATCATAACACGATAATTTATCTAAAGTTTTATCTACTATTTCAGAATAAGCATCAGGAATATAATCATAATTAATTTTATTAGTAATGATATAATCTGGTGAAAATCCTACAAAATCACCGTTACTTATATTATATATTCCATTTTTAAATGCTATGTATTCTGCTCCACTTAGTTCAGTATCTTGATCAATTAATAGATCTAAATATGACATTGCTTCATTTCTTTTCGCCTTATTTAATCCTGGAATATGTTTGATCATTTCAGATTCAATAAGTTTTAAACTATTCACATAAATTCCGTCTTTATAAATATGAAGCTGGCCTCGTATTTTTATAATATGATTATTGTTTTTTATGTAAGTAGCAAACCTATCAAATAAAAAAGATCCTGTTCTAGTGAAAAATATAGGTTTTTGAAATGCTTCATCGCGTAAAATAGTATCTATTTCACTGTCATCTAACGGATCTTTCAAAATAAATTTATTAATGATTTTTATTGTAGTCCTTGCTTCTTCTACAGAAAAATCATTACTTTGAAGAGTAAGTATATAATTAAAAAGACTTTGATTTCTTCCATCACCTGCTTCCATTGTTAAAAATTCAAAAGAATATCTTATAGGCAATAACCATTTGGGGATTTCTTCATAATCCTCATCATCAAATATATCATAAATTATTTTTCTATCTTTTCCGTCAAATTTTAATATAGAATAAGAATTTTTATATCCGATTTTTATATCAGATTTTAAGCCGCATGCTAATTGAGTTTTTGTTTTACAAGTAGGTTGTATTATATTTCCTGTGTTATTTACATTTTTAAATAAAAAATGTTTTCCTCTTGTAGTAGAATATACCCTACACCTTAGCTCTAATTGATCAACAATGTTAAATAATATTTCCGATTGTTCATAATCATCAATATCAATTAATATTATATCTTCTGCTAAAATTCCGGCATATTCAGATAAATCTTTAACTTGATCATATGATCTTATTCCTGATCCGTCTTTAAATTTTACAAGACACTTTTTATTTTTTGTAGGGACATACCCTTTAAAAAGTTCGGTCATATTTTAACACCATACTGTCTTAATCTTTCAGTCGCAAGATTTATATACCAATCATAATCTAAATTATCCGATACCTTCTTTTCATTTATATTTCCGTTGTCAATAAAACAATGCTCTGGCGTATTGCCGAATTTTTCAATCGTTGCTCCTTTTGATTTACATTTTCCTATATATGTATCCTTATGATTTTTTGATGCAAATACACGATAACATTTTTCTACAAAATATTTTCCGTTATGCCATACTCTCCAATATTTTCCGGAAAGTTTTACTACTTTTTGAAACATCTTCAATTCTATACAAGATTTTATAGTTTTTTCTACAGGAATATTTTTTACCATAAAATCAACAAGAGCTTTATTAATTATAGGTAAATCAAAATCTACAGGGCTTAAAGATTTAGTATATGCTCCTTTTGTTTTTGTTTTTCCTTCAGGATTAACTAATAAATAATTATTTACATCTTTTTGGAATACTTTGGAATAAATATCAAATCCCATTCTCATTCCTGTACGTTTTTCCCATTCCCAAACTATATCATCAATAATATTATACCATGTATTTATATCATCTTCAGTGTTTCCATATCTTTCAGGCATCTTAAAAAGAATACCGTCAGTGTTAGATTGAATAAGTTCCATATACGGTTCTAATTTTTCAATTAAATCCACCAAAAGCAATTGCCCATTTACACATATCGCATTGTTTTCTCTAGGATCATATAATGGAGAAAACTGATCTTTTAATTGACCTGAAATAGCATTATCTGCAATTTTATATGGCAATCTCGCTGACTTATCTCCTAACTCTTTAAACCTTAAATTCTCTTTATGTATTTTTTCAAAATTCTCAGGATTTGCCATATTGCGATATCCGAGTTTATACTTTAATTGTAAACTCGGATAATATGCTGTTACGTCTGCCATCACATAAATTCCAGTACCGTAATATTTTTTTATTGCACCGTGAATCCCTCCCCATGCTAAAATATGAGGGATTCTTCCTATATCTAACTTTTGTTTTTTACTGTAGTCATGGTTTTCAGGATTTTTATACCAATTTGCCACGTGTTTATATTTAGATAATCTTAAAGTAGACACAATCGGAAATTCAAATTCATCATTAAATTTTTGTCCTTTACCTCCTAAAATTTTTGCTACTCTTTGGGCACCAGTCTTTCCCATATAAACCATAGGAAGGTTAAAAATTTTTACTAATCCTAATGCCGCATCAAACTCCGCTTTTCTAGCAAGAAATACTTCTATTGTCTGTTCTACATCATGAGTACAATATTTTTCAGTTTCTCTCTTTTCTTCTGCTGTCAAAGGTCTGTCAATATCAAAAGGAACAGACGTTTCTTTGATATCATTTCCCATCATTGCTTCAAGAGTCTTTAAGCCGGTATCCATTCTGAGCATGACATCAAAATTAATCATTTGAATTTTATTAAATAAAGCAGAATATTGCCAACCGCCTTTATTTTGTACAATTATCCAATCACTTACTTCTTTGGGATTCATATCCAAAAGGACTGCCTTCATAATATATTGGTCGTATCTTCTATTATTATAGCCGATCCAAATTTCTTCATCGTGTTTATAGAAATATTCTTTTATTTTTTCTTTATCCCATAAAACTTGTTTTGTTTTTTCAATAGGATTTATTATTACTACCAATGTATCATATTTATAAGACTCAAAGTCATAAAAATTAAGGATAAAATCACCTTCTTTAAAATCGGCCGGGGTAAACCGGCCGATAAATTATTTTAATCATATACTTCTTCAATTTTGATCGGATTGAATGCTTCTGGATCATAATATACGTCATATTCAAGATCTGCTACATCTTCAGCAATATCTAATACGAGATCATTAAACTGAGAATAGCTCTGAAATACAATAGGACCGACTTCTTCTGAAGGTTCAAGTTCTTCAAGCCATGTCAATGCGCCTGCAATCATATTTGCATCATTTTTCGTACCATATAAAACACGATTAAAAAAGAGGCACTGATTTCCGAATTTCTGTCCGTTAAGAATTCTAAACATTGCAGTAAGCATGGGCCTTCCGTCTTTTGTAGATTTAATTTCCAGTTTTTCAATTTTGGTTCTATAGATTCCTTCTTCTACTTCCGGAAAATCTCCAGTTCCGCCATTCTTTTTGATCTCTTCTGCATCTGCAGTAAGTTTATTAAGATCTACCTGCTGATCAAATTTGCTGAAATCCATAATTTAATTCCTCCTTATATTAAATTCTTCTGCGTCTTCTACGTACCGGCTGTTCTTCCGGTTCATCCGTTGATTTTTCCGGTTCTGATTCCGGTTCAGATTCTTCTACTGTTCTGCGTTTTCTTCTGGGGAGTTTTTCTACTTCCGGCATATTAACCTTATCAAAATCTACTTCTTCATTTTCTCCTGCTTCCTCAAGTCCTGAGTTAGCTACCGTTTCAGCATTTTTTTCTTCAACTTTTTCTCGCTCTTCCTTCATTTCTTCGGAAACTCTGCGACGGCGTCTAGTCTGAGGCTCTGAATATCCTTGAGGTTCCGGTTCTTCTTCCTTTTTTTCTTCTGTTTGACTGCGTCTCCTTCTAGGTTTTTTTTCTTCCGGCTGAATATCGGTCTTTACTGCATTATCTTCTTCAGCCATTTCTTCTTCAGATTTAGCTCCATCAAATTCATAATATGACCTGATTTTATCATCCACGTATTTCAGATCATTATCAATAGCATAAGACGGAAACATTCCAGCAGGAGATTTTGTCGTATCTTTTCCATTGTTTTGAGTAATGAAACAATATTTTCCATCTGAAACATTGGTCTTAAGAACAATGGTGCTCATTCCTTCAAGAACAATTTTTTCATCAAGAAGTTTTCCAATCGTCTTAAGTCTTTCAATTCCATCATTGTCAGTATCTGTATGGCACATAATATAGACAATAACTTCTTTAGGAAGTGATCTTACACATTCTGCAATGTCCCATGCATGACGAGCAATCTCAGTGAATTTATCATAGCCTCTTTCCATTGCTCTTCGCATAAATTCATTTGCCATAACGTATTGAAAATCATCGACAACAATTGTTTTATATAAAGTAGCATATTTTTTAATATAATTAACAATATCGTCTGAATCGTCACAATTAACCATTGTAACTTTACCAGAACCTTTAAAAGGAAGAATTTTTCCCTGTACATTAATTACTACAAATGAATCTTTATCCATGTTTCTCATTGAATAGCTTTTTCCTGTACCTGATCTTCCTAAAATGTAAACAAGCTGTCCCATTATTTTTCCTCCTCTTCTTCACAAAATTCTTCTGTATCACAATAAGGTCTTTTTCTTTCCTGAGCAATGTACTGACAACCGCAGTATGGACAATCAAAAGCATCCCATAAAACTTCTTCATCTTGCGATGTAAATGCTCCTGCAAAATTCGCTTTTTTTCCTAAATCTCTTACTACTTTATGCTCTTTAAAAATTAACGGAAAATCTCTTTCACATACATTGCATACTGCCATTCCTTTCAATTATCTTTCCTCCTATTCCAAAAATGAGATAATTTTTTATTAACATGCTGAATTTCAGCCTTTTTCATTCGATTTCTTATTATATCTCTTTTATACGACCTTATAATATTCATTTTTCTTCCTTTTTATTTTCTTTTATTCTGCTTGCCCACATGTCTGCAAAATGTAAAATTAAATATAACGGCGTTTCTTTTCCGGTAATTTCATACTTAAAATCACCATAAAGTCCGTTATGATATAAAATTGCAAATTGTTCTTCTTCAGTTAAATCAATAAACATGGTTGCTATTACTATAGATCTGACTTCATGGGGGATATTAAGTAAATTAGGATTTATTATATAAGGCTTTTTTCCTAATTCACCATTTTTCAATTTATTTTCTACATATAAAGGTTTTTCAAACTGACCCATTTTTCCTAAGTCATGAAGAATTGCAGATATTATTACACTGTCCTGTATTTTATTATATTCTGCCCCGCCATAAAGAGCAATTCCGATTTTCTCCGCAATTTCCATAACATTTCTTGTATGCTGAACGAGTCCGAATTCACAAGATAAATGATATTGAGAACTGCAAGGAGCAGAAAAAAACCCGCAATCATCCATATAAGCAATAAGATCTTCTATACCTTCTCGCTTTGTCTTTTTCAGATGATCAATAATAAATTTTCTATTATCTAAAATCGACATAATACCTCCCTTATTTAAACTCTAACGGCATATCTCTTGTAAATTTATCTTGTTTTAAATCAGTAATAAATCGCTTAAATTTATCAAATCCAGACGGATAAAGAACAAACGCAAATCCTCCTGATTCTCTAATTTTCTTTATACATCTGATTTGTAAGTCTGTCGGTTTTCCATATTTTGATTTTGTTTCTATTCCTACAAAATACCCGTCAATACATGCTAATATATCAGGTATTCCTTTTTTTGTCATTTTATTTGCAAAAAATTTTACATACCATCCTCCAGATTGATAAATAAATTCTTTTACTTTAGTTTCAAATGTTTTTTCAGGCCCCATTCTTAAATAACGCCTCCGTGTAATCTCTCCTTTTAGATAAGGCAGCATATATTTTTTCTTCAATACTATTTGTACACGTTAAATAGTAATAAAAACAAGTTTTTTTCTGACCTATCCTATGAATACGCTTTTTTGATTGCTCAAATAACTCAGATGATAAAGGAGGAGTAAAATAAATAATCTTATTTGCTTTTTGTAAATTTAATCCCATTGCTCCGGCTTGATACTGAATTAAAGTAATAGAATTATCACAATTATTGTAATGGTTTAGATTTTTTTCTTGCCCGTTTATAATTGAAACCGGTCTATTTATTTTATCAGCAATAACAATTAATTTTTTTAACTCATCATTAAAATTATAAAATATAATTACTCGATCATCCGTGCTATTAAGTAAATCTTGGCAAACAGATAATTTGTCTTTATTGTACTGTCCGCATAGCTGTCTTTCATAAAGTATTTTAGTTAATACTGTATCTCCGACTAATTCAATATCATCATAAATTATTAAAGAAGTTTTTTGAAATTCTTTATAATCTTTTGTCGGTGATATTTTTATTTTTTGATCAACTTTATCCGGTAAATCTATTACTTCTTCTGTTTTTAAAAACCTACATCCATACTGCCTCATTTTTCTTTTTAGTCTATCTTCATTTTTATAACCGTCAATTATCATTAACGGAAAACCTTCAGAATCATCCCAATGATAATTGACATATTGGTCATAGAATAATTTTTTACTTATATTCCACCCTAATAAATGAAGTTGACTCCAAAGTTTTTCGTATTTACCGCCAGTAGGTGTGCCGGATAAAAGAATAACATTATCAGGACAAAGTTTTAAAATAAACTTAGATCTTTTTGCTTGCTCATTTTGAATTAAAGATGATTCATCTAACAATAAAGTAAAATGTTTGAGTTTTTCTAACTCAGGGCGCCTAAAAATAATATCATAATTTATAATGCCTACTCTCTCATAAGAATTATCATCATAATCCATAAATGATTGGAAATCAATTTTATTTGTCAGATCAAAAATAAGATAATCAGTACTATAATAAGATAAAAAATGATTCACCCAATCTTGAACCTTTGATTTTTGGCATATTATCAAATTTATTCTGGAGCCGAGTCTATGCAGTTTCTCAGCTCCAGTAAAAGTTTTGCCAAGTCCCATATCATGATAATAAGCCACACGTACAAGGTCTTTTGTAGCATTGAGCTCATCAATTTGATAAGGATATAAATTAATCATTTTTCTTTTTTACGAATAACAATGACTTTATTTCCGCGAAGAAGAGCTTTTACTTCAAGATCCTTTTTTCTGGAATGAGTAGCTACGCTATTTCTTCTTTTTCTTGCGGTCTCTTCATCATCATATTCAAAAACAAGATTTTCGTTATCAGAATCCAAAAATTTTATAACTTCCTGGATTTCTTCAGTAAGGATTTCTTTTCTAGTAGGTTTAATAAGATCAGCGCTTGCATTATATGATATTTTCATTATTTTTCTCCTTTTTATTTAATATAGAAATTTTTGATTCTTTAATTATAAAAAACTAAGGCCCATCTCTTATTTCCATAATTACCTCCTGAAATTATTTTTTTACATTAAACATTATAATTTATACAATTAAAATTGTACATTGTCATAATGTATAATTTTATCATAGGAAATTTAGTCAATATGTCCTTCAAGTCAAGATAAGTCAAGAAGTCAAGATATTTTTATTTCTATATAGCTCTATATTATATACGTTATATTATATAGATATTTTTAATAAAAATTAAAAATATAAATTTAACTTGACTTCTTGACTTTTTAACTGAGAAATATAACAATAATCATATAAAGTTATAAGTCAAGATGATTAAAATCATCTTGACTTATCTTGACTTTATCCCTCGATTCCGCGTGCAGTAGCAGTCTCTTTTCCGTCAATTTTTCCCTGAGCATATGCATTGGAATCTGCTGTCATTTTTAAATTTGCTGATTTATGTTTCCACCCGGAAGTCATTACTTGGAAACTGTCTTTTACTTCTTTTGGGACTACAATCATAAGAGCAGTGCACTGTTTATCGAGAACTTCTTTTATTCCTGCTACAAATCCCATAAGATAAGTATTCATTACGCCCTGAGTATTTTTACCTTCTTTTCTGCACTTATTATAATATCTTACGGCAAATTTATTTCCGGCCTCATATAAGAATCCAAAAACCTCAACGGCAATTTTGGCATCTTTCTTATATCCGTAAAATACCACGGATTTTCCCCTGAAATAAACCTCACAGCAGAAATTCCTAGCAATTACTCCAGAAAGAGCAGATTTCCATTTTTTCATTTCATGCTTTCCGTTGTCTGCATAAGTGGCATGGAAAATCTTTTTTTCTTCTTTTTCTGTATCATATATTGCAGAAGAATCGACTTCATATTTTGCCATAAGTTCCTGAGCTTTGAGTGCTGCAGCAATAGCTTCATTTTCATTCGGATTGTTATTTGCCAGATCTAACAGATTTTTAATCTTAGTAAGAATTTTTTCGCTTGTCATCTTAAATTACCTCCTATTAATTAAAGACTTTAATTTGTACCAGACGGCCATGTGGCCGTTTCGTCTTAATTTTCAAAGACTCATCAGTGGTACTTAATTACTTTAAAGATCATAAAAACTTACTGAGAACATTTCTTCATTACTTAATCCGTTAATCAAATGACGTGATACATATTTGACAGCCGCAGATTTATCATATTCTACACAAAACCATAAACCTAAGATCCAGGCAATTCTTTTGAGTGTTTCTTTTTTCATTTTCCGAAATTCATTTTCTGTAAATGTATGAGCATAAAGCTCTTTTGCTAATTCTTTGACTCGTTCTTCATGTTCATATCTCGGCATAAGAGTTTCAGTTTCAATTGCAGTTAAAAGCTCACGTTTATTCATCATTTTATTTTCTCCTTTCAATTTCTGCATTCTTGTTACTTTCAACAACCTTGGCGGCGCTTGGCTCGCCATGATCGCTTACTTTTCAGCTTAGACATGCAGTAAAATCATTTACCTTACATTATCTATTATATAGTGTACCACTATAGTTGTACATTACTTTTTATGAAAAAACCATACAAATTTCCATTACGCTTTTTATGCAAAATGAAAGGGACTCTTTCGAGTCCCTTAAAATCATGCGAGCATACTTCCTGCAATTTCTTCGAGCTGGAGTCTTGTCTCAAGAGTAAATTCCTGAGCGATCTCTGTGATACCGTTGATCAATCCCCATTTTGTAGGAGCATATTTGATTTGCATAAGCTCTACAACTTTTTCTGCAGCCTGATCAGAAAGATTAGTTTTATCTTTGATCTCATCAATTAATTCTTCAAGATCTTGGCTTACAGGGATTTTATTGGTTTCTTTAATGGATTCTGTGACAAGGTCTTTGATTTCATAAAATCTTTCCAGACCTTCTTTTAATCCTTCAGCAAAATCATCATGAGTAATTCCTACATGTTTTTGCTTAAACAGTCTTGCTTTGGATTTTGCAATCACTAAACCATTGGTGCAGACCTTTTTCCAAATGAAAAACTGGACTTTTAATCCGGATCTTCCTACATCTGAACTATCCAAAGTAATTCCGGCATAAAGATCTTCGCCTTCAATATCAAGCATTTGATTTTCTATCAATCTCAAATGAAGTCTTTCTTCATTTATAAAAGAACCTTTAAGAATAAATTTTTCAGGATCAAAAACTTCCGATAAAGTAGTAAGAATTTCTGGTGCATCATATACAGAATAGCTGCCGGAAAGAACCCCTCTAATCTGACCGTCATATTCTCTGAGGAAAAATGTTCTTTTATCACCTTCTAACCAACAATTAATATTATCTGCAGCAAGAAGGTTATTTCCGCTTTCAACCAAACGGTTAAAATATCTAGACGGAACATTTAACTTTCCGCACAGATGGCCGGTAGCGAGAGGACTAAGCCCGATTTCCTGATTATCAAATCTAAGCTTTAAATTATTGCTCATTCTGATATTATCAACTGCTACTTTATGGTCTTTGCATTTTTCCTGAATTTCATTTGCTTTTCTGAGAAGATCTCCAAAACTCTGGCTGGTGTTCAGCATTTCACTCATGTTCATCATTTTAAATTACCTCCTAATCTTGAAATATATTACTTTAAAATTGTTTTTGCATGTTTTTCAGCATATTCTCTAGTAACTTCTTCTGTATCGATGATCTGATAATCATTGAAGTATTTTGAAATCACATCCTCAAGTGTTTCTCCTTCAGCAACTTCAAAATATTTACAGTTGGCCATTCCGTATGCATTTACCTGTGCCCAAAAATATTTTTTCATTTAATGATCTCCTTTCAAATAAACATTATTTACCTTACATTATCTATTATATAGTGTACCACTAAAATGGTACATATGGAATAACTACTAAATTTCTGTAACTCAATATGTGCAACTTTATTAGTATAGCAATAAAAGCTCCAGAAATTAAATTCTAGGAGCTTTCTATTTTATATGATAATCTATACAAAAACATGGCAGGAATAAGATCCTGCCATGCTATAGTTATTTTCTACTAGGTGTTTCAAATGCTTTTTCAATGGACCAACCCATTCGATAAATTCTACCATATAAGGTATTAGCAGAAATGCCAAGTTCTTTTGCCCACGCGCATATATTTTTAGCTTCTCCATTATATTCTAACAGAGCACCACGTCCTGGGGATTTTTTCTCTGGCGGAATTTCTTTTCCAGTATTTGTAGTATTTTCTACCTGAGTGTCGGGCTTATCGGCTTTTGCTTTTTCTTCTTTGGTTTTTTCAACCGGCTGATCTCCATTATTCTGGTTAGCTTCGGCAGCAAGAATTTTTTCTATTGCCTTTTCTTTGCTTCCTTTTTTATTAACTTTAATCCCAAGTTTTTCTGCTACTGCCACCAGATCTTGCATTCTCATGCTGAACAATTTTTCTTCTCTCGTCATTTTAAGTTTCCTCCTTATTAATGATAAATTTTATTAAAATTATTTACTTTAATGCTAATAGATCAAATGACTCTGTTTGCTCTGCTTCTTCATTGGTCATGAACATATCTTCAAGCTCAGCTTCAAATACTTTATCCATCCAATCTTCCATATAATCTATAGTATCAATTTTATTAATCATAATTTAATCCTTTCTGCCGGGATTACCCGCCCGGCACGGGACCGGATTACTCTGCAAATACCTCGAACATATCCTCAGCCTCAGAAGTCTCGAGCTCGTATGTCTGGACGATTCCAACATGCTCTTTCCACTCAGTAGTCGCTCCGTACCCGAGGTTGTTGAGCAATTCCTTGACCTGAGACAGGAACGCCTCCTTAATTAACAAGCTCACGTATACGCCAGACTCACGTCTCTCGGCAACGCGGATGCTGTAGGCAAAATCCCATGTCATCTGATACCGCCACAGCATATAGAACGACTCGCGCCACTTCTTCACATCTCCGTCGAAGTTCTGCAGGTCGGACTCGATCCTGACTGCTCCATCCTCAATCCATAATGATGTCGTCACTGCTTTTTCCATTATTTTCTCCTTTCAAATAAACATTATTTACCTTACATTATATATTATATAGTGTACCACCACAGTTGTACACTATTTTTTATAAAAATAATGCATAAAATGAAAGGATAAATTTTGTGCAACTTTTGATGTACAAACTACCACTCTTATGATACTATTAATACATAATTATCATGAAATTCTAAGGAGGTGATATGATATGACTAAATTAAAATCCATGCGACAAAAATTGGGTTTATCACAAGCTCAGTTATCTCAAAAAGCAGGGATTAATATAAGAACATTGCAATGTTATGAGCAAGGAGCAAAATCCATAGATCATGCCAAATTAGATACAATTTTAAAATTAAGTATTGCATTGAAATGTGATATGAGCGAAATATTAGAAAATCCAGATGTTCTTAATTTATATTATGGGACATAATAAAAAGACAAGGAATAAATTCCTTGTCTTTTTATTATGATAGCTTTCTCATTACTCCATTATATAATTGAGGAAATACAGCTTTTAATGTTTCCATAAGTTCATCGATTATCGGCCATATTTCTTGAGGGTTTTTGCCGTTGATCATTTTAGAAAATTCAGTATCACTAGAATAGTCAATGACATTCCTAGATGATTCAAAAGAATAATTAGGAACAGGCAAATAAGTTTGTTCTTGATTTTCTTCCGTAATATGATTTAAAATGGTGTAATAAGCTGCCAGTTTAATGCAAGTATTAGCATTTGGGTTTTTTACACCGCGACATTCGGCGATAGCCTCCTGCAAATCCTGTTCAGTTATCACAAGAGGCCACCTCCTTACATTTCTTGCATAAGTTCACGCATTTTCATTTTAACGTGTTCATTAGGAGCATCTTTCATGAGTTCCTCAAGATCCATTTTAAAATCATATGAGTAACCGTCTCTGGAATATCTTCCCATGTTGTCACGTTTTACATTTCCTCGGCGTCCTCTGGCATAAGATCTTCCTCCACGACCGCCTCTCATACCGCGGCCACCGTCGATATATGATCCGCCATCGCCATAAGGACTACCGCCCATAGCCATACTGTACTCTTCGTCAGCATCTTCTACTATGTTACAGATGTGATCAATAGCACTAGTGATGTATTTAATGGCTTCTACATCATCTTTCGAGAATTTCCCATTCTCAGAATAATCCTCAAGCTCTTTCATGAGCTTATCTTTTAACTCATAAAGTTTGTGCATCTTTTTCTCCTCTCAGGCAATCCGTGTAATCGTCAGATTTGCATTCTGCACCTCAATGACGGGAGCCGGTGTGGCAGTCGGATCTACAATGGCCGGAACCGAATCCACGCTCAAACTAAAACAACAGCATTTCGGAACCTTAATAATTGCAGTACTTGTTGCATTCCCATAGTCCCCAGTTTCCGCAGTGGCAGCAGGAACATAAATCGCTCTGCTGGTCAATCTCGGCTCGCCGTTCACAGCAATGGCAACGGCAATAGGACCGACAGTACCACCTTCCGGAATGCCGATGTTTCCGTTAAATGTTACCTGGTACTGAGCAAACTGATTACAACATCTGTTATTGGAGTTTGCACCTTTGAGAATAAAATTCCCAGTATTACCTTCGTGATAAACATTACCGCGATTACAGGGAATAGATGTATCGAACAGGATGGGCGCATTCAGCGCCACTTCCTGTACGGGATTATACAAAAATTCACAAGCCATGGTGTACCTCCTTAGCCGTTACAACCGCATCCACAACCGCAACCGTTATTACACGTAAAGATCGGAGTACGTCCGTAAACCGGTGTAGTAGGTACTGGGCAGTTGTTCAGACGGTTGTACAGAGCATCTACCTCGTTATTAAGACCCTGCTGGAACAGTGCTGTCTGAGCGTTGTTGTTAGCGAGGATAGCCGCAGTCTGCTCAGTCTGGGAAGCCTGTCCGCGAGCATACATAAGCTCAGAACGAAGATTAGCGTTCTCTCTGCGCTCTGCATCGAGACGATCCTGGCAAAGGTCGTCCTTAATGGACTGGATTCCAGCGGTAATCGCGTTCACAATAGCATTTGTGTTGCCCATGTTCTGCATGGTTACGTTCTGGAGAGCGTCACCAACTGCCGCACGGTCTGCACATGCCTCCGTAGCCACGGTGTAGCGCAGGTCAGCCACGCCAGAATTCACTCCGTTGAAGCCCTGCATGTTGGCGGTCTGTTCTGCAAAGGATCTGTTGAGGCTTGCGATCTCATTGGCGTTCATCTGCTGAGAGATGGCGTTCTGGGCGCCAGTGATTGCCGCAGTTGTCCCGGCAAAGCCATTGCACAGAGACTGCTGAACACCCGCAAAGCCGTTCGCCATGCCCATCTGAATATCGCCACAACATCCGCAGAGCTGAGTTGCCAGAGCGCTTACGCCATCTCTGACAGAAGTTACGGAGTCGTGAAGCTGTGCATCACGGAAGCCGTCGTTGACATTGTTGTTAATCCCGTTCTGACCGTTCAGGAGCCAAGGGAAATCAATGCCGAGACCGCCGCCAAAACCGCCGAAGCCTCCCATACCCCATCCGTTTCCACCGATGAGAAGGAGAAGTAGAATCCAAGCCCAGTCACCACCGAAGCCCATTCCTCCGCCATATCCACCGCCATACATAGGTGTGACAGGCATTACCATGCTGTTGTCATCTGTAAGAGCCATGTCTTACTCCTTTCTACCGCTAATTATTGCGGTCAGCGACTATCCCATTAGATAGCCGGTTTTCAGTATTGTATATTCATGCCGCCGTACGCTCGGCAAGAATTACCTTCTAAACATCTTCATGATTTGCTGTATCCTGCTGTTGCCAATCTGCCCGGTCTGCACAAGGCCGTTAATGATAGATTGAGGATTTCGGGTATCTACACCCTGTGGTAGGTTATATCCCATCTTTTTAAGATAAGCTGCAGGGTTATTTTTAATTTCCTGCAAAGCCTGCTGTTGATTTTGTTGTGGTATCTGCCCCAAAGCATCAAACATCTGACCCATCAGATTTATTCCTTTCTACCGTTCTCGGTGTAGCTATTTCCGCAAGTCTTCTTTCAAATTCCTCTCTTGTTACGTAGTCAGCCGATGGTGTCTGCGGTTCCTGTGCCTTACGTATGTACTCGACCAGACTGCTTTGACCGTTTGCGAATGCGGATTTTATAAATATGGCAGAATCATCTCGGGTCATCATCATTTGTGCTTGGCCTGCTCCTACAGGAAAATTCACTGCTTCGTTTCTATCTGCAATCTGTACTATCTCTGCATGTATGGTTGGGGGAGTCATCATCTGGGACTGATTCTGTTGTGGTTGCATGCCCATAGACTGTTGAAATCCGATTTGTGGTTGGTAGAATTGTTGATACGACATAGGGAATCCATTGTTATACGCCATATTTACTCCTTTCTATACCATACATAAACAGGTATTTCATCACTACTATCCCATGAATCATATAGATCTCCATCAACCACGGTGGCAACATGTCCACCAAAACCAAGTACAAAAATACCATACGGATGATCAGCACAAAAATCTCTTACTGTATAACAATCCGGGCAATAATTTGGAATTGCTTTTCTATAAAATCCATTTTGTCTGAGAACAGATCCCCACACACTATCAGAAGAAGGCATATCTCCCATATAATAACCGTTAGTAGTTATTAAAGCATATGCAGTTTCCCAATCTATATCTAAAGCTTTTGAAATTGCTCTGATAGCACAATCTCCTACATGTCTTCCAGTCGGATTTGGATTATATTTTTTCCACATAATTTCTATTTTCCACCGATAATACAAAACATTCTAAAGAAAATAATGATAAATTTTTAATAAAATCACAGCATATGTCTTTGGCATTATCATAAGTGTATCCGCATTTTATAAGTCTATCAATATATTTTTCCATTTCATCACCTCTTTATTATTTTAAAATAAAAATAGCCCCTTGAGAATGAACTCAAGGGGCAATTTATAAGCAGTTTACGGTTAATTTTGATAAGTAGTAGTTTTTACTTCTTTTGTATTAAAAGAAAATTTTTCTCCGCTTGCTGTAGTAAAAATAATAGATTCGAATTCTATTTCTACTGCTACGACATGCATGATGGTGACTATTTTTTTACTTGTTTTCTTACTGTATACAAATACTTTCATTTAATCCTCCTTATAATATTTTTTCCAATCACACGGACAATTTTCAAATATACATGTAGAAAATGGTAATTTTATATACAGGAGTTTATTTATAGAGTAATTACATCCTTTGCATTTATAATTCCTTTTTTCACAATATTCTATTATTCCATTTACTACTATTTTATTAATATCTACTTTCATTTATTGCCTCCATTCGGTAACTTCTCTGCTTTCTATGACTACTTTATCTAAATATTTATAAGTTGAATAATATTCTTTGGCTTCCTGAAAAAGCTTTTCTGCTTCATCTTTATTAGTGACTATTTTTCTTTTATAACTTCTGGGAGCATAAACATCTGTAAAATACGCCATAATACGATATTCTTTCATAATTTAATCCTTTCTGCCGGGATTACCCGCCCGGCACAGGATGATTTTTAATCTAAATTTTTATAATCATCTGGATTATAATTTTCCATCCAGTCAGAAAGAACATCTATTGCTGTTTGTTTATCGAGTCCAAATTCTTCCATTAAATAAAGAGTAGCTCCATACATATTAGTAATTCCTGATCTTCTGAGCTCTTCTAAATAATTCCAATAATATCGTTTTTTAGCTTCATTATCATTTAACATATCGCACATTTCATCAAAGCTCATAAAACCTTTCGCTTTCATAGCTTTACTTATTTCTCTCAATTCCTTATAGGTCCACATTCTGCTCATAACAATTATCTCCTTAATTATATGTACTAATCAATTTTTCAAATATTTCTTTTTCTGCTTTTGTGACAGGCTTGCTGACCCATCCTCTATCATATTGGACTATGGTAATATTATTTCTTCTAATTTCTAATTTGCTGATTTTACCTCCGTTAATTCCATATTGACTTGGAAATTCATAGGATTTTACATAAAATATGTATTTAATCCCATCTACATAAATACTTCCTTTGTGCCACATGATGGTTACCTCCTTTTAAATGAATATAATTTATCTTATATTATTTATTCTATCACATACTACCATAGTTGTACACTATTTTTTATAAAAAGTAAAGGATCCTTTCAGATCCTTTAAGACGCATTCGCCAATTTTGTGAGCTGCTTATTATATTTCACTAATTTTTTACGAGCAAGCATTTTCTGCTTAGGAGTAAGAAAACCAGTTTTATTGAGAAACTCACAAAAACTGGAAAGAATCGGAGCATCAACACCATTAAATCCTACTCCATTATATTCATTGGTTTCTCCGGATGCTTTTTCATCTGCCGTTTGGCAGGCATAGAGTTTCTTAAGAGCTCCATAAAGAACTTTATCATTGGACTGGATCAAAGATTTGATCTCTTCTTCTGTCCAAACTCTCTTTGCCGGTTTATTGGCGGCCTCAATTACTTCATCAATTGCTTCGCCAATATTCTTATATTTTCCTGTTCCGCGAGCTGCATCAAACATCTCATAAGCTTTATCAAGGATTTCTCTGATCTCAGGATTTTCCTGTTTTGTACAATAATCAAGATCACTAAATCCCTCATCTTCACTGAGATTATCAAGATAAGTTTGAACCTCAGAACCTTTCATTGTATTCCAGTTTCTACCGCCGCCGTCATATTCAATTTCTACTGCCATAATCACGTTATTATAAAAATATTCTTTTGTCATGATAAATTACCTCCGTTTAAATTATCTATTATCGTTTACATTATATATTATATAGCGTTTCCTTTGGTTTGTACACTAAAAGTTGTAGTTTCTGATAAAAAATAATGCACAAGAGTTTATTTTTCTTCTTGTGCATTATACCTTAAATATGTTTTAATACTTTTTCTTCAGTCTTATGAACAATATTTCTTACTTGCCTCACTGATAAATCAAATTCTTCAGCTAAAGGTTCATATAAAATTCCGTCCAACCATCTTCTTTTTAAAATTGCTCTATCTCTTTCAGAATTTTTTCCGATGATCCATTCATCTATTAATTTTTCTATTTCTGACCTTGATAAATCTCTCATTTCTTCTTCTTTTTGTGCCAATCCTTTAATCTTCCGGTGCCGTGACACATATTACAAGAGACATAACCGGAGTTGCCTCCGGTTTTTCTCTTACGGGTTTTCGTTGTCTTTTTGGCTGTCTGCTTTACTCTCGCCATAATAATCACCTATACCTACTACAGTTGCATCACCTTCGCCAGTATCTACATCCTGCCAGGTTTCTTCAGTTGTTACTACGTCTTCAAATTGACTTTCATACCAAATCCAACAGCTATTACTTCCGATACATACTAAAAAAATTACTAAGCATAATATCCATAGTCGTCGATTGATCCTTTCCATTCTTGCCATAATGCTCTCATGCACTACATATGGCACCGTCATTAACTCCTGTCTTTCATCTTCCATAGCATAAGCCTCCTTTTATTTGATAAGAATATTATACTACAGAAGTTGTAGTATGTACATATAAATTTTTCATACTTCTAATATTAAAATTTAGGAACAATAAAGCCTCTGATATAAAGTCCGTTAACTGCAACAGTTCTGCGTGATACACTGTCATTTCTATTACCTTCAATGACAACAAATCGGTCACCGTCAATAGATTCTATAACTCCGACATGATCAGCCATGCCGGTATCATCACCATATCCGCTGTCTTGCCAATCATACATAATAATGTCACCCGGATTTGGGCGGTATGCATCATTTTCAACCCAAATGCCATGTTTTTTTGCGATCTCGATCATGTACGGACAGCTGATCTCGATAGGAATAACATCATCAAGTCCGCAAGCCATAGCAGCGGCAGAAACAGTGCATGCGCACCAAGCCCAAGAATACTCCATACTGACATTGCGGGTTCCCCATTTTTTAACAGCCTTTGCAAGTCCTTGGTTATAGACATTTATAATAGATCTAAAGCTTCCGTCAGATTCTTTTTTACCTATCCAGCTTTGCATTTGAGCAACAAAAGCAAGTCGTTTATTAGAATATGCAGCAGTAATTACTTCTGTTCTAGCCTTCATCAATTCATTGACTCTTTTTTGAACAACATCATAATTTGTACCGAGTACTTTTTTACGAGCATCCCCAATACCATACTTACCGGCAATCACTTCCTGAGCAAGTTTGTCAATATCCGCAGACTCGATGGAAGTAAGAGGTTTAAGTAATTCATTGACCTTTTTCTGTACTTCATCATACTTAGCGCCAAGAGCAATTTTCCGTACTTCGCCGCTTCCGTATTTGCCTTTAATGACTTCTTTAGCAAGTTCTTCAATAGTTTTTCCAGACAAATCTATTTGTTCAGTAATAACTTCTTCAGTTTTATACCAGATATCATAATCTAAAGCTTGACCATTAGAACCGGGCAGCACTCTAGAACCGCATTGCCAAATCAGACAGTTCTTTGAACGTTTAGATGAATACTGCGCATACCAAATCGGATATTCGGAAAGAATTTCATCGCCATACATTCTTATCCAATAATCCAAATTGGTATATATACCGGTAGGATAGCCTGCAGCCTTGATTGTCTCGCAAAATGTTTTTGTAAATAATTTTACTTCAGCCGGACCTAAAATAACTCCCTGTGCTTTGGCTTTATCGATAGAATCATATTCTAGATCAGCCCAAATTTGAGTTGATTTAGGCAAGCCCATTTTTTCTACATTGTGAATGCAAGAAAGAGCTTCTTGCTTAGCGGCATTATTATTTAAAGCATATATAAAATGATATACGCCTGGAATAGGAATTCTTGCTGCCCTGCAACCAGCCACATGAGTGGCAAACATATTATCTATTCTTTGTCTACATCCCTCACGAAGAATTGCGAAATTTATATTTTGCGCTAAAATAGTATAATTTAGACCATAATTATGTTCACTAATGTCAATGCCTTTTAGTTCTTTCATCTCGTCACCTCCGAAGGATAAACCGTAAGAAGGTGCAGAGGATTTTAATCCTCTGCAACCATCTATAGTAAAACTCAATCAACGATGTCTTTATATGGTTCTTCATAAGTCATAGCCCGATTTGAGTCTGCAAGCCCCGCAGTAGTAGGATCGTTCACTATGCCCAAAATGGCAAGGATCACGAATGCCGCATTGACTACGGCAATCAGTTTGGTGGTTAATTCCCCAAAGTCAAGTGTGATCCCGAATACAGCGGCAACAGCTTGAATAAGAAGCAGTATTGCAGGAATAATTGACAGCCAGAATTTTTTGTTCTTGATTCGGATAGTCCAATTAATCATAGTCATTTCCCCCTATCATAAGAAATCGTGTTTTTCCAATCGTTCTTGATAATTTTTCTTGATGTACTCTACGGTGGTGGCGGTCTGGTTGTTCCGAAACATCGGATGAGCTTCGCAGTATTGGTCATATGATGTGATATCGGACATCACTTGGTCAAAACTATCCTTTGAGTGTTTCCTTCCTTCCAGTATCTCATCCATAAACCGCAGGATCCGAACACGGGACTGTATCGCCCCGCGCTCTTCTCCCTTCTGATCTACTTCGTCAATTCGTTTACCCAGATCGTCAATCTTTTTGCTCAGATTTTCGATTTCCTTCAGAACCTCACTGTTCTTATCGGCCCTCTCATCTCTCCGTCTAATGAGAAACTCTATTAGGCCGATTAAGCCGCCTCCCAGTAAGCCGCCTATGATGGTTTGTAAAATGTCCATTGGCATCGCCCTCCATATGGATGTGGTTATAAGTCTGCTTCGTTCGACAAGTCAAGCCTTCTCCCAACAACTTGTCGTTGACCCACGCCGTCCGTTATTTACAGCCACGCACTACGGCTTTTACAAGGTAGGCCGTCCCTTAAAGTGTCCTTCAAGTTAGAACGAAAAAGTTCTATCATCCCCGTAGCCGATTCTTGTCGTTTTTATTGTCCTGGCATTGTAGTCAATAGCAACTACATCAAAAGCTTGCTCTGTCACCGTTCCGGGTGTGCGGTTTGTGGTGTCATAGATAGCATCGCAGGTGGTGCAAATTGTTAGAACACCATCATCAACATTCGATTCATCGGCGTGTCTGTGTCCAGCAAAATGAGCAACAAAAACAATGTTGCTATTTGTAAAATCTTTTGTTGTAGCCCCATACGAATAATATGTTTTATTGACAATAGCTTTGAACAAAGACTGCATCCCTATAAATCTATCTTGATGTTCTCCGTGTTCACCAGACATGTTGGGGTCGTATGTTTGATGCGAAACAAAAATTACACGTTTTGTATCATCAGATAAAGCAACGTTGACAACCCACGCACGTTGCTCATTTGAAAACGCCACACCGCCGGTAAAATCTGGTTTATTATAATCTGTGTCATAATCATTACACACAATTATTCTGGTATTAGCAATGGGCACATCAAAATAATATGCAATTTTGCCAGGACACCATACGACATCAGTTAAATTGCCCATAATAAGCTGCCTGCAAACACTCCAGGGCGCGTTATATATAACTCGTTCCCCGTTAACATAATGGAACCCCAAATAATCATGATTGCCCTGCGCTTGATATATAGAGTCTTTTCCGATATATGACATTATGGATTGCCACTCTCTGGCATCATCCATCACATCAATGCCCTCGCCAACTGTAGATACCAGTACATCTCCGCCAAAAATTACAAATGGCACAGAATTGGTCTGCTCCTTTAGGTATTTGAGCAACTTCGGAGATTGCTTCTGATTATCGGAAATATGAAAATCTGTAATGAACGCAAACATAAGCCCATCTTCAGGCGATGTTGATAGAATATCGCTTACCTTATCAGAAAGGTAATTATCTTCAAAATAGTAATCAGGAATGCCACGAGGCAAAGGTTCTATAACGGTTGTAATAGTTACGTTGGCTAACACCTCATCTACCGTTTTTTGCTCAGGCGAAGTATTACTCCAATCGCAATCGATGCAGAGCCGAACCCTCTGCATCGGCTGGATAACGAGTCCTGTCTTCCAGCCGGTAACGGTCTCCACCCCATCCACATCAATAACTGCATAAATTTTTGTTGAAGTACTATTGGTACGGATTTTTATACCCATCGGCATGGCGTAAAAATCCTTGAACCTGACGCGGCAGGCCGTGCGATATGAATCATCTGCGCCATTTGAGATAATACTGCCTTTCTCGAACAATTCTCTGCCGTAATTCCCGGTCGTGATGGCTGTAACAGCTCCGGTGAGCATGTCGATAGATTCATTCATCGCTGTCAAGGTATCTGTAGTCTTTTTTACTGAAGATAGGGAAGGAATAATTGGCGTGATCTGCACTGTTGACAGTATGTCGTCGACAGACATTTCCGGCGGCGTTGCTGCGTCCCAGGCTCCCTCTACAAATAACCTGACAGTCTGATTTGGCTCAACCGTGATATCAGCGCTCCAGGGTATCGTTTCACCATTTATGTGTCCACTGATTTTTGTTGTCGAGGTTAATGCTTTTAGCTTTATTCCTCTCTGGAAAGTATAGAATTGCTTTGTGCGAATTCGGCAAGCTTGCCTGTAATTGTCATCCTGCCCGTTATTCAATCCGCCCTTCTCCCACATTTCGCTGTCATAATCAGAGACTATGTTTTTAGTTTCCATTTTTAAAGCGCTCTTTAAATCACTAACTGACTCACTTAAATCTGCCTTTATATCACTTATCTCATCGCCGACTTTTTTAGCGTCCGCAGGTTTTCCCTGTAGAGTCAACGTAGCATCCACATCCAGATTGTTTAGCGCATCTCCTACAGCTTTGGCATCTGC